TGATGTATGTAATACCTTCTGTAATGATTTCGGTTTAGAAACCAGAGCCGGGTATATTAAGTATATTAAGATAGGTTTTAGTAGGATGGATAATACCAGGAACTACCTTAATCGCTTAATATCCATGGCTCAGAATATAACCGAATCTTACCAGGCAGTTCAGGATATTAACCATGATACTAATCCTATAGAGACGGCTTCAATACATGATCACTACTGTACTGAGATTATTAGTAGAACTGGTATCAAGGTAGATTATCATGAGAAACCAGAGATGTATATCTACTTTGTCAAGGTACGTCAATTCTGCGAAGAAGAGGGTATAGATCCTGAGGATTGGATTGATGCTCAGTTTGATGGATTAGAATGGTGTAATGGCATACCAGACCCCGATAAACTTCTCAAGGGTAAGTGTAAAGAATATTACGTTAAGTATATGTATAAGAATAATAAGAACTACGACCAGACTCCTAAAGTACATGGTAGCTTATGGTCCCAAATAAACGAAGCAGATGAGTAGGGTAGTTATTAAGAACAGCAACGAATGCGAGCTTGATATACCTCAGAAGTATGCAGTCAAGCTCTATGATGAACTTAGTATCGGGCATCCTAATGCGTTTTACTTACGTAGGACGATGAAGAACTGGGATGGTAAAGTTCATTTTATAGGTAAGTATGGTAATTTCAAGATAGGTCTTCTACCAAGAGTTTATAAGATGTTACAGTCTTATGGTCTTAAAGTCAAGGTAGAAGACCGTCGTCGTGAAATGAAGATGCCTAAGAAGGTTGTAACTAAAGTAGGTAACTACAAACTCAGACCAGAACAGGTAGATGCACTTAAGGCTATCATAGGTTACAAAGTTGGTGGAGTACCTTACCAAGTAGGTGTTATAGATGCTACCGTTAACTTTGGTAAGAGTTTATTGATGTCAGCTCTGTATTATACTTATGGTAAGAAACTTAAGACTCTCTTGATTACCCAAGATGCTGACTGGTTTAACCAAGCTAAGGATGAATTTAAGGAATATGTACCAGATGAGAAGGTAACCTTTATTCAAGGTAGTAAAGTATACGACTGGGGCAACTTTAGTATCGGTATGATACAATCCATATCAAGGAATATAAAAGCCTATCAGAAAGAGCTTACCATGATTGATATGGTCCTGGTTGATGAGGCTGACTTAGCAGGCAGTAAGATGTACCAATCAGTTCTTACTCATTTGTATAATACTCGAGTAAGGTTAGGACTATCTGGTACTATCTACATGTCTGGTCTTAAGAAAGACCTACTTAAGAACATGAATCTTGAATCCTTCTTTGGTTTGAGGATGTATGAATTTAGGTTAGCTGACTCAATTAAAGCCGGGTATTCAACCAAGACTATTGTAAAGCTTATTGATACCGATCCTTGGTACAAAGGTTATGTGAACACTACCGGTAATGATTACAAGGAGGTATACGACCGAGTGATTACCAATGCCAAAGTCGGTTACGAGCTTATTCATGACCGACTTAGGTTTAATCTTAAGTATGGCAGAATACCGGCACTCATAGTATGCAAGCACATAGCTCACTGTGAAAATCTTTATAATTATTTGAAGAGAGTACTGGATAAAGACCTAAATATTGCCTATGTTCACGTTAATACTGCAGATAAGCAACGTAGAAATATCATGCAAAGATTTAGGTCTGGGGATATAGATATATTGGTATCTACTACGATCATTGCTCGAGGTAAAAACTTCCCGAAGCTTAGGTATATGATCAATGCTGCCGGTATGAACTCTCAGGAAAAGTCAATACAGTTCCTTGGTCGTTTGGTAAGAACCTTTGAAGGTAAAGATAGGGTTTACCTAGATGATATCCAGTATCAAGGAGATTATCTCAGTAGGCATTCTAAGCGAAGAGCTAGATATTATAAAGATGAAGATCTGAAGGTAATCAGCATGAAGAAGATCTGGAATAAGTATGAGAAGCACTATCCTTTAGATTACCTACCTTTCTAAGGAGGTTAAGGTTAAGACTAGAAGTATATATCTTTTACCTGTAAGGGAATAAGATATATTACTAAAGGTAAAAGGGCATTAACTCATATATGCAAGTATGTACATACGTATAAAGACTCTCAGATCTCTTACGAGAATGTTCTAGGGTCAACTATATTCATACATAACGTTCATATTTAAATCACAGTAATAATGGCTAAGAAGAAAAAGAATTTACCGGACCTTTCAAAACAAGATCCTCTAATACCAATTGATTTAGCTTCAATCGGTACTAATGGAGATCCTTGTTTTGGTAAGGGCTATGACTTAAGTACACGAGAGTGTAAACAATGTGGAGACTCCGAGCTATGTGCATTAAAGATGTCCCAGGTACTTGGTAAAACTCGTAAAGAGTTAGAAAAAGAAAATAAATACAAGGATCTGGATGTTTTGGAGGATGTAGATGGAATCAAGAAGTTCATGCGAAGGCTTAAGAGAAAGGGCGAGAAGAGACGATCTATCGTTCTTCAAGCAGCAGAGAAGTTCGAGGTTCCAACTACTATGTTGCGTAAGATATATAAGGAATTAAAATAATGAAACGTATTGAGAAGATTATAAGATTAGCTATGCCTCATATCTGGTATCTGTTCAGGATCTTTTTGAATGATCAGTACTACCTGTTACAGAATACCGATATCATGGCAGAACACTTTGGTAGAGGTGAAGATGATGTGAAGGAATTCTTTAAGATGATGAATGCCTTCTTGGAAGAGAATCAGATTGAGGACTTCCATCCTTTGGTATACTACCCTAAGATGAAGTATCAAGATTTATTGGATCAAATAACAAGTTATTACAATGGCAAAAAGATTTAGATTTACAAAGGTACGAGAGGTTAAGACACCTTTCCGTGCACATGAAGGTGATGCTGGGTTGGATTTCTTTATGCCCACAGATCTTACATTGGCTGATATATTCAAGGCTAATGCAGCAGCTAAGGATATCTCACATACAGCTGGTCAAGTAAACCCAGGTCAGTATACTGTAGTAATGTCTGACGGTAAGATTCAGCAACTTATCTTAGGACCACTTACAAGGATCCTCATCCCATCTGGTATTCGTTGTCTGCTTGAGCCTGTAGATTCAATGATGCAGGTAAACAACAAGTCAGGTCGTTCTACTAAGAAAGGATTACTCTTTACAGCTCAGGTATGTGATTCACCATATACAGGAGAATATCACTTGGGAGTATTTAATACCAGTTCACAGCCTCAGACTCTGGTTGCAGGTGAGCCAGTAGTACAGCTAGTACACGTTCCAATTATTCTTGATGATGAACTCATCGAGTTATCTAATGAGGACTATGAAAAGGAGGCCGAGACTTGGGGAACACGTGGAACTGATGGTTTAGGGTCTGGCGATAAAAAGGAAGCGTAATCATGGATATCCGAAATATAAAAGAGATGCCACCAGTAGTAGATGATGGTAAGTATCTCGAAATGATATACGAACTTCAGAAGAAGCTGATGGCTGGTTACATAGGTAAGATCGAAAAGAATCTACCTAACTACCCAATCAGTATTAACTCAGAGAAAGGCCAATTAGTTCTTAAGGATTTCTCGGCTCGTGTAATAGAGGAAACATGCGAAGGCTATGAATCTACTACAGAAGCTTTGAAGTTAGCTCAGGCTTATGGTTGGAACATACAGGCTTTACCGGATGATAAGTTTGATATGTTACTCAACCACCTTCAGAACTCAAATGAGGAACAAGCTGATGCTTTTGCTTTCTTCGTCGAGTTGATGCTCTACGCTAATATCCAACCAGAAGACATATACTCCTATGTATTGGATAAGTACCTTGATAACCGAAAGTTTAACAGTATTACTCAGGTGAATCTAGGTACTCTGTTTGGTGTTGGCCATTATTTTCACGAGAAAGATGGCTATCTACTTGATCAGATGAACCTCTGGCCATTGCTTACCGAAGATCATCTGAAAGCTTTCGATAAGGATGTAGAACATGTACTCAGCTACATTCCAGGTTTTAGAACTTCTAATGAGGAACTCCATCGTAACGAGGATCATATGCTTTGGAAGGTTGCTTACCATTTAAACATAGGTCGTAACTTCCTAAAGAATAAAACCTGGAAACAGACTCAAGAACTTACCGATACAGTACGTTATCAGGAGCAGGTAGTACTTGCTTTCATTAACTACTGTGGTTATCTTGCAGCTATGGGTTTTAAGCCTGAGACTTTCTATGTTCTCTTCTATAAGAAACATGCAGTAAATCTATTTAGACAACATTCAAATTACTAGAAATATGCCAACATTAGATTTTATTGATGCCGAGGTACAGGAGCTTAAGCAGAGAATGTCAGCTGTAGAAAGTACTAATACCTCACAAGGTACTGCAATCCAAAACTTGCAGGTAATACAGGGCCAGCATACTACAACATTAAACTCTCATGCTACTCGTCTTGATAACCATGATGAGCAGTTAGCTGACCATAACACTCGTCTTCATACTCTTGAAGATAGTACTCTAAAGATAACCTTTACTAGAGAAGGTAGAATGCCTATCATGAACGAGAAAGGTTTGATTGAGGTATACATGCCAGATAAACTTATGATAGAGGATTTCCGTAAGGTAAACGATCAGCTCAATATCGCCCAGGACTTCAACTGGTTCCGTAAGATATCCAATATCGTTGGGGCTGGTAAAGTATGCTTCGACTTTGACCGTGATGATGGTATCAAATCCATTATTTTAGGTCAGTATACTCGTATAGTAATACCTACTGGCTTAAAGATTACCGAGCTTACTCCTGAGAAGTCAACGCTCAAGGCAGTGAACGACGATAAGATGGTAACCGAGCAAGGTCTTTGCTTTGGTATAGAGGTAGTACAGGCTGATGCAGACAAGGAAGTACTCCTTTCAATCTGTAACTATACCAATCACACGGTACATCTATACCGAGGTAAGTTGATCTGTTCACTGGCTCATCTGTTCCAGTATAAGACTAACCCTGTAATAACTACTGAGTAAGATGTCAGGTTGGAACAAGAAGTTAGAAGGTTTAGAGTTCAACGGAGAAGAAACCTGTCCTTCACTCGAGTTTGCAACATCCCAAGAGGCTTGGGAGAAATTGAATGAGGGTTTCCTCCGTTTGGACCCTATCCTTTTTGAGAAAGGGGCTACTGCTAATTCAGGAGTGGCTATTGTTTACAATGTGTTTGTAAAGATTCGTAAAGCTTGGGTGGATCCAGACTTTAATTATGGTCGTTGTTTTAACTACAAAGAGACTAAATGGACTACTCTGCTGAATAACTACTTAGATTTTACGCAGCTTGACTTGATAAAGTCCCAACTTCGTATGAAATCTAGGTCCTATCAGAATTATAACCTGAGTTATGTCTTCAATAATTCTCACAACAATGGTAAGCAATGTTTGCTCGCTGCTACCTTTAGTAAGAGGTTCCAAGAAGATGTACCAGTAGTTACAATGATACTCAGATCCTCAGAGATTACCAAGAGACTTATCTTTGACTTCTTACTCATACAGCGTATGTCAGAGTACATATATGGGAAGGAGCAGACTGTTCAGATCAATCTCTTCGCAACTCAGATGTATGGAAACGTTGAAACACTTCTTATGTACGGGGCTTATAAACCACTTAAGAAGGTCCTCAAAGGAACCGATAAGAGTTCGGCTTGGATTCAACGAGTTAAAGAGATTAACGATAAGTTCACAAATGGAACTGAGAAAGACTTCTCTTCATACAAGGTGTTCTTAAGATGTTTTAAGGTTTTACGACCTGATCTATACACCTATGCTCCACTACTTGCTAGGGACTTGGTTATCGAGGACGATGACATAGAGTACCCAGAGGATTGTATCTCTTATTCACAGAGAAGGAGATATAAGAAGAAGCTTATGGCTAGAAAGAAGTCCTAAACTCTAAAGTTGTAACTGGTTCTATAGGATATTGCTTTTAATAAAAATATATAACTATGAGATTTTACGAAAACGCTTATGAATTGATGTCCGAAATGGGCAGAGATCTATGGGAAATGGGGATCCTGAATAAACCCAAAACCTATCAGAATAAGGTAATCGAAGGAAATGAAGACTTCATTACTAAAGAGGAGATCTGTAAACAGTACTGCTTAACCAGTCTGCCAGACCCAGAGATGTTGTTCATCTTTACTAAAGCTAAGGATTGGGCAAATGCCGAGTTTGCTGAAAGAATTTCTGGTAAGCAAATCAACCCAGGTAAAGCTTGGGAACTTCGCAAGGATATGTGGGAAGAGTTCTTGGTTAAGGATATGTTTGCCACTGGTCCTGGTTTTGATTATACCTATCCTGAGAGAATTAACCAGGAGGTTACCTGGAAAGGTAATCCAAAACGAGTTACTATACTAGAGGCTCTGATAGAACTCCTAAAACAGGATCATGATACTCGTAAAGCTGTTCTTCCTATCTTTACTGATAGAGACTGTAACAACTACGACGGTAGTGCTCGTATCCCATGTTCTATGTACTACGACTTCCTAATCAGAGATTGTGGTCAAGGTCCACAGGTTAACATTGTGTATCATCAAAGGAGTTCAGATTTCGTTGGTCACTTTGGAGACGATGTATACCTTGCTTGGTGTATGATGGAGTACGTAGCTGAGAAGGTTGGGGTTAAGGCTGGTTTCCTTTACCATACCATAGACTCTCTACATTGTTACCAGAGAGACTGGCACTATTTAAAAACGTCAGTAGATGACATTAAGTAGTTAGTAGTTTGTTTTAGGCTGTTACTCTTCAAGGTTGGTGGGTAACAGCCTTTTAATCTGTTTAGAAATGCGAACAAAGTATCATATCATAAAGAACTATCAAGAGTTGGACCAATTGATGGATGCTTGTATTAAGACTGGTTATGCTACAGTTGACTTTGAGACTAATGCACAACCTCTACATACAAAGCTATTCAAACCAACTATCTTATCAGTAACCTTCCAACCAGGTTTTGGATGTTCAATACCTCTTGACCATCCGGAAACTAAGGATTATACTGATAGAGGTTGGAGATGGCAAACAGCTCTTAAGAGGTTCGGTAGAAAAGTCATAGAGAATCCCAAAGTAACTAAGGGAGCTTGGAATGCTAAGTTTGACTTTCAGATATTCATGTTATACCATATCTACTATCGAGGTACGTTATTAGATGGTATGCTTGCTAAGTATATTCTTAATGAGGAAAGACCTCATGATCTGAAGGAGATGGTTAGAAGGTATATCCCAGAAGCTGCCGATTATGAATCTGATAAGGGCTTCGATAAGATACCTTGGGATAAGAAACCTCTTGATCCTCTCTGTAAATATGGATGTCAGGATACAGATTATACTCATCGACTGATCATATTTTTCGAGAAGAAGCTTATAGATTGCGGTTTGTATAGTTACTATAGGAACTTCACGATGTGTTGTTCAAGGGTACTTCAATCTGTAGAGTTTACTGGGTTATACTTGGATAAGAACTTTAACAGTAAGCTTTTGGAAGAGTATAAACCTAAGATTGATAAAGCTCGGGAAATTTGCTTATCCTCTCCGAAAGTACAAAAGGTAGAAAAAACTTTAAATCAGGCAAGGATAGACAAATATCTAGAAAAACTTTACCAAGAGCTAGATGATTTGGATGAAAATGATCCAAAAGATGCTAGAAAGATTGCTACTCGTAGGAATAAGATCTCTAATATCAAAGCAGGTATATTCACTACTAAAACTGAGAGAGAACTATGCAGACCGATCAATCTTGGTAGTCCAGTAGATTTACCTCAGTTGATGTATCTACATCCAAAAGGATTTAAATTTCCTATCATTAAGTACATCGTTGATAAGAAAACCAAACAAGATACTGATAAGCCGAGTACTGATGAGGATACGCTGAAAGAACTTCGTCTTAAGTATAAGGATCCTAATAATCCTAAAGCTGTCTTCCTGGATAACCTGTTAGAGTTACGAGGTTTAGAGAAGATGTATAAGACCTATATCCTTGGTTGGTCAGAAAAAGTCCAAGATGATAGTAGGTTACATGGTAGGTATAATATACACGGAACCGACTCTCAACGATTCTCTTCTGCTGATCCTAATATGCAGCAGATACCTAAGACTACGGTAGACCCAAATATTAAGAAACAGCTCATAGCTCCAAAAGGTCAACTGTATTTGGTATTTGACTACTCCCAGGCTGAGTTAAGAATCATGGCTCACTTATCTGGTGATGAGACTTATCTAAATGCTTTCAGAAATGGCGAAGATCCTCACTTGGCTATTGCTGCTAAGAAATATGGAGTTAGTTATGCTGAAGCTTTAGCTATTCAAGATGACGATAACCATCCAGATCATAAACTATGGAAGATTAGAAGGAAACAAGCTAAACAACTTGCTTTCGGTCTTATCTACGGTATTGGTCCTGGACTACTTGCTGTAAAACTATCAGATCCTAAAGCCGGTATTATCGTAACTAAGGAAGAGGCTAAGCAACAGATGGATGAATACTTCCAGGAACATCCCAAGTTACAGACCTTCAAGGATAAACAAGAAAGGTTCTTAAGGAAACATGGTTACTTAGTATCTCTTTTCGGAGCTAAGAGAAGATTACCTCAGATATACTCTGATGACCAGCAGGATGTAGCTTATGCTATCCGACTAGGCCTAAACTTCCCATGTCAATCAGCAGCAAGCTGTATGACAGCCTTCGGTTCAGTACTTCTATACTGGGCTATGCACCAAGGTATATTCCCACTTATGAAGGAAGTAGCTACTGTACATGATGCTATCTACATGAACACTGATCCTCGTTGGATAAATACTTGGACAGTGTATAACTTCTGGGAAATACTACGTAACCCAAGTACCAAGAAATACTTCGGTTTCCAGATTAAGGATGTAGATATGGATATGGACTTTACTATCGGTAGGTCTATGGCTGAAGAATTACCTTTCATACCTGGGTACGATTACAATAAGATGTTAGATCCAGACTTCTCGGTTGAAGAATATCTTGAGGAACATAAGAAGTACAAAGGTATTCATATCAAAGATTTCCCAAAACATTTCGGTAAACAGATTAAGAAATATGAAGAAGATTTTAAGAAGTGGCACTCGTAACCTACCTGCTAAATGGATAGGTAATTGCCCAAGCTGTGGTTGTCAATTCGAGTATGACCGTTCAGATTTGGTTTATTCTGATACTTTTAAACAGATGCCTTTATATGTAGAATGCCCAGAATGTCATCAACACTTAAGACACTCTGATCAAACTCGATGCTCAATGGATAAAGTCAGCACTATTCAAGCATAATAAATCTAAATAAATATGGATAGTAAAATTAAAATCCCAGACCTAACGGAGGCTGCTGTAGCTGAGTTTAGAGCTGATGCTAATCGCAAGGTAAATCTGACTTACTTAATCGCTGGTGCTTATGTACAGGCTTTAGAGATGACAGAGAAGGCTATGGATTTCTCTAATCTCGAGTTAGTACAAAGAGATAAACAGTTGGTAAAGAGAATCCAACAAATGAGCAAAGGTATCATCAAACTCATTGAAGACTTACAAGAAGGTTCAGTACTACAGATGTCTGCAGAAGATACATTGGTACATGAGAATACCTTGCACATGTTCTTCGCTTTGTTCATGACTATCGTTAGTAGAGCTGGTATAGATAAGTATTCTGATTTAAGATTATACAACCTGTATAATCTCATAACTAGCTACCCAGCTTTGGTAGACTTCAAATTCTTCCAGTCTAAGGATCACATGGCTTTTGCTATACTTAGGGACCAGATAGCTAAAGACCCTAACATGACTGAAGACTCTCAAGGTAATATATTGGTAACTGTTGACGGTAAGAAGAAACAAATACTGATTAAGAAATGAATATTGATATCAAACCAATCAAGGTAAAATACCAAGGTAAGGTTATTACTCTGGATATTGCTAAGGAGTTGAGTATAAATCAAAATAAGCTCGATTCTCAGCTTCGAGAGATACCTTCTAGTTATTATATATTATGTAATCTAAGAGATAAAGCAATTAGAAAGCGAGATACACTAGCAAGGCAAAGGGATGAAGCCTATAGTAAAGCTTGGACCTATTATAAAGACTGTAACCCAAGTTGGAATAATGATTACGTATCAAACAAGGCCGTAACGAATAATAAGTACGTATCCTTATATAATAGGTATTTAAAAGCGGTAGAGAAAGCTTCTAGTTTTATATCAATCTGTAGAGCTTATGAAAGTAAAGAAAACATACTTCGTACGTTGTCTGCCAATCTAAGACGACAGTAGGATTACTATTGAAATATACAACGTTTAATTATAAAGAACAGACAAATGATTTTTACACATCTACCATTCGTCTCTGAACTGGTTGCTCAACAGTTTAGAGAAGCAATCCTTACTATAGGAGGTAAGGTTGCAGAAGATCGAGTACTAGTACTATCACCAAAAGCTCAGGATGAGAAAATCGGTAGTATCATTATCCCCGGAAACAAGGAGAATATGCCTCGTGAAGGCGTAGCTATCTTGGCTGGAGAACTTTCAGAAGAGAATAAGACTTACCGAGATTTGATCAAGGTTGGTCAGGTGATTACTTATGGTTTGTATGCCGGTAAGGAGATCGTATTTGATCCGGCTATCTTCCCAGAAGGTCTTCGATCTTTGTTAGACCGTCACGATTTTACGGTCCTGAGTATTACAGAGATCGTATTTAGTAAGAATAACCCAATGTAACGTTACAATTATGGCAAAAGACAAAGACAAGAAAAAGAAGAAACTCTCTGACAGTGGTATGACCACTAGAGAGAAGATGCTAGCAAGAAAGAAGAAGCTGGCAGAGAAAGCTTCAGGTAATGGATTTGTATTCCCGAAGAATGGTACTACTCGAGTACGTCTGTTGAGTCCAGGTCCAACTGAAGAGTTAGGTATCGAAGTTATACGCTTCTACTTAGGTGATCACTCAGTATATTCACCGGCTACTTTCGATGAGCCTTGTCCTTTTATGGAGAAGTACCAAGAGCTCAACAGTTCTAATGATGAGGACGATAAGAAGTTGGCGAAGAAACTGGTTCCCTCCCGTCGTTACGTAGTAGCAGGTATCATCTTCAAGGATGATAAGGGTAGGGAGATGGACTACGACGGTAAACCTCGTGGAATTATGGTTCCATCTTCTGTTTACCAGGACATCGTTGAACTTTACCTCGATGAGGATGAGGCTGGTGATATGACAGATCCTAAGAACGGCTACGATATTAAGATCGAACGTACTGGTACTGGTCAGTATGATACTTCTTATTCAGTTCGTAACTGTAAACCTACTAAGATGGACAAGAAGCTCCTCAAGGTAGTTGATCTTCAGGAGATCGTCAGATCTCAGATTAAGTCTTACGACGAGCTGGAGGAGGAATTGAATAACTTCCTCAACAACGTCTCAGACGATGATGACGATGACGATGAGCCAAAGAAGAAGAAATCTAAGGACAAGAAGAAGGATAAGAAGTCCAAGGATAAAAAGAAAGACAAGAAGAAACGTCATGGCGACATCTAAGGCGTACCTCTAATTAAGATATGTTCATACGATGTTTTTAAGTTAATTAAAAGGGAGGTAGTCTACGGGCTGCTTCCCTATTTTTATTTATACAGA